TCAGTTTTGGCCCAATTCTTCGCAAAAAATCTTGAAGGATTTTCTGAACGTTACCCGGGTTGCTCTTTGCTTCCCGAACAAAATCTCTCATTAGAAGTTCACCCACAAGAGAAGCAAGACCCAGCTGATTTTTATCCGATCTGGCAAAAGAGTTTTGCTGATCAATAACTATCTTCAAAATTTCGGCCTGGGTTGTTTCCCGGGCCATTTTGTTTTCGATGCTGCGCATTGTAGATGCGATTGCCTTAAATCCTTCGGTCAATCCTGCAAGGAGTTCCATTGGGCTGGGCTGCCGTTCAGATATTTTTGAATTATTCAGGGTATTCGACAGGCCAAAATGAGCTTTAAATTTTTCCCAATGCTCAGGCTGGATATTCTGATCGCCCTTGAGGATGTTTGTGATGGCCGATTTGCTTCTAATTCCCAAAATCTTCGCGAGTTCAACGTTGCTGGGCAACCTGCCTTCTTTTGAAAGCCTGTCATATTCGTCTATAAACCAACGAGTTCTATCTTCTATTTTTTTTACCTTGCCCAATAGTTCAGATTATTTTGAAAAAAAGTTCAAATAAATTTGAATAGTTCAGAAATTAATGTACTTTTGATTCAACATACGATCATACATACACAAATATATATGAAACTAACAAGAAAGGCTATCAAGGGAATAAAGGAACAGGGCACCAGACTTAAACTGGCCTTAGCCTTGGGCTTTTCCGAACAATGGATCATCAAGGTGATAGATGCCAACAAATCAAACGGCCCCTTAACAACGGCTTTGGCACTGAAGGTAATTCGTGAGGAGACTGGGTTAACGGATTCTGAGATACTGGAGGAAGAGAAGGCGACAGCCTAATTAGCCCACAAGAAACGGAAGATTTTTCAAAACTGCAATACCCCTAACATTTCAATAACGAGAATATGCTCACAGAACAGTTCAAAAAAGACCATCCCTTTGAATATCACCTTTACGGCGTAAGTAGGGACGGAGTGCTAAGACACATTAATTCTCTTTATAAAGACTACAACTGTACTGCTGGTGATTTGAAAGAAATTGAGACCACAAATACTAAAAGAATAATTGCCCCTAGTCGCGAACAGGTGATGGAGATTATTTCAAGTATGCCGGTCGAAGGAAAGCAGAAATTATACATTTTGTCCAAAGAATATTTTTGAAAGGTTAACTGACGAGTCTTCAATAGACGAAAGCCGGATGAGCCGGCTCTTAACCAAGATCAATATGAAAGCAATCACCTACAACAAAAGAACGACCCTGGCCATCGTCATTGGCTATGCGGTATTGGTCTACCTCCTGGCGATACTATTCACCAGCTGCAGCACGGTCCACGAAGGAACCACCTGCCCATGTAGCACGTCGAAGCAGTTTGTAGGCTGCTCCGGTAACTACGAACAGACTACCCATATGGTTAAACGCATTTCGTATTAAGCCATGAACACGCTACTCACCACCAACCAACTCTGCGAGAAGCTCAATGTGAGCAGACGTACGATTGGCCGGTATGTAAACGACCGGCAGATACCGATGGTTGTATTACCTGGTGGAATGATCCGCTTCGATGCTGCGGAGATTGACAAGTGGTTGAGAACGCGCGTTGTGGCAGCTAAACCCAAACCCGTTATATGAAACGAATAATCGAATTTATATCACGTAATGCCTGGCCTTTTTTTATCGGGGCCATTGTAGGCGCGATTCTGATGGATGTCATTTTCTTCATCTTATTCCGTGCCATATGCAAACAATAATAGCGATAGCCGTTACCTTATTCTGTCTTTTCCTTCATTCATGCTGTATGGTCTGGTGGGAGGATATGAAGCAATCGAAAGCGCAGGCCAACAGGCAACACGACAACGGATGCTAAAATTCAAAAGCCATGGTTTTCTATATCTGGTTATTCTCGATTCTTTTTTTCCTCGCGCTATATGTGGGCGCTGTGACCGGTTACTCTATCAATATGTATTACGCAGCCTGCGCCTTGGTAGACGCGTTGAAAGACATAGCCTGTCAGGCATGGCTGGACATACGAAAGCTGTGGGGAAAGAAGATAGATCTGGATGAGCATGAGCGACATATTTCGTGATTTAGGCTCTATCTATACAGCGCCGCCGCGTCCTGGCGGATTTGGTTAGGCGGCGCTTTTTAAGTTCTTCTACGGTTTAGGTTAGGGGTAACCAAGGCCCTGGAGATTCGGCCAGGGCCTCTTTTGAAAGAGATTTTTGAACGTTTTCATAAGACAAGGTTTAGTGGTCCCGGAGACCTTTTCAGGTGGTCCGGGTTATTTTGAAATGCTCTTTGAATAAACATATTGGGAGACCCGGGTTCGAATCCCGGTAGGACGATAAAGTCTCTATAGTTCAGCGGAAGAACACCCATAAAGCCGGAGGCTGGGTTCGAGTCCCAGGCGCGAAAGCGCGAGTGTATGGAAGCATGCCGGATAAGGGGCCTTCATATAAGGGTAGTATATGCAGCCTGGAATTTGATGGCAGGCTGCAGGCGCGCGGTTCGACCCCCGCAGGCCCAGCAACGCACCAACAACAGAGAAGCGGACCCTAGTAGGTTACGTGACAACTTCGGGTGATGAGGTATAACCCGTGACTGCATGGAAAGAATAGTAATACGACATGCCGGAGGCGGTTTTAGTCACTAAACGCTGAAAATGGTCCAAGGGAGCCGGGCCGGACGGCTCCTTTTTAAAAGCGAATTATGGAAGTATGGAAAGATATAACTGGATTTGAGGGCTTTTACATGGTAAGCAATACCGGAAAAGTAAAAAGCCTTGATCGTTGGATAGTAAATTCAAAAGGATCCCTTCGTTTTTTTAAGGGTTGCAATATACCTCCGAAACTAAATAGGGTAGGATATTTAAGATGCCCCATTAGCAAAGAAGGGAGGTGTTATTTTAAAATCTTGAGTCGATTGGTAGCCATGGCTTTTATACCAAATCCCGAAAATAAACCGGAGGTAAATCATAAAGACGGGAATAAACTCAATAATAAGGCATCCAATCTTGAATGGAGTACGGTTTCGGAAAACAGAAAGCATGCATGGGACTTAGGGCTTAATAAAGGAAATACAAGAGTTTCATAAAATGGCAGCAATCGTTAGACGGCGGCCAGTTTCTACTGGCTGCTTTTAAAAAAGTTATCTATGAACACTTACCGAGAAAGACTTCAGGCATTAATAGAGCAGCTTCGGGGCTGCTATGACGAAGTTGGTGTCCTGCGGGATTATTCCGATGGAAATTTAATGAAAGACCCACTGAACAAGACAAGAGGTTTGTTAAATGACGCCCTGAGGCAACTGCAGAAGTTGGATGATGTCTTACCGGATGGGCATGCCTCAATGAAAACCGCAGGAAAAGGATTTTGCAAATGAACAGCACCACCGCCATATCATCCCTTTATGCCTTTAGGCTTACTTTCCCCGACCATAGACTGAAGGCTTCGGAGGATGAGTTGCGCTATATATTCAACTCAAGGGACTGCGCCAATGCCTATGAACTGGCGGCCCTGAAGATCATTGTGGAAAAGAGATTACCCTTGACAGCGCATGTGGAAGAATGGTCTTCAAAAGGAAAGGTAACGGAGATAGCGATGGTTGTTCGACCGGTCCCCGAGGAATACACCTTCGCAGATGAGGTCCAGGATGATGAAGGATTGACGGGCGGCTGGTGGAATAAGGAATAGGCAATAATCAAAATAGATAAAATGGAAAATTTCGAACAAGTTGATCAGGTGGAAGTAATGGAAGTCTCAGTTTATGAGGCCCAGGACAAAGCTATGATCGATATGCAGATCGCTACCGCAAAAAAGTACCCTCGTAATGTGCAGCGGGCGATCCAAAACAGTATGGCCATTATTACGCTGGACGTGGCTACCGCCCAAACCTGCAATTACTCGTTACCCCGGGGCGGCAAATCAATCAGCGGGCCATCGGTCCATCTTGCTAAGATCCTCGCCCAGAATTGGGGAAATATGCGGATAGAGGCTAAGGTGGTGGCCACAGACGACAAACACGTTACAAGCCAGGCTGTGGCCTTTGACCTGGAATCCAACCTTGCTATAAAGGTAGAGGTTAAACGGTCGATCATGGGCAAGTTTGGCCGATATAATGACGATATGATTACCGTTACAGGGAACGCTGGCAACTCCATCGCCCTTCGTAATGCTATCCTGGCCGTTATCCCCAAGGGAGTTGTTGATAAATGTTACAACACGGCCAAGCAAATGATCACCGGCGATGTTTCAGACGAAACAAAGCTCATTGCAAAACGGAAGCAGGTTATTGATGGCCTGAAGGATACATATAATGTGACTGAAAAAGAGATCTTGGCAGCCATTGGAAAGCAGGCCATCAACCACGTCACCCCGGACGATATCATTACCCTTATCGGCGTCGGGCAGGCAATCCGCGATGGCGATACAACCGTGGAACAAGCTTTCAAAGGTGTTCCGCCGGAGAAAGTGACGTTCGAAGATCTGGAACTTCTCTACCAAAACAAAAAAGCCCTCCTGACAAAAGAAGAGCAGGCCAATGCTGACCGCATTATTTCCAGCAAAGAAGACAAAAGCTACAATAAACTTTTTAAACTCCTTCAAGCAAAATGATCAACAACACTCCCCGCATCGGAAATTTTACATCTTCCGAGATCGGCAACTTGATGAAGAAAGATAGGTCAGGCAAAGGATTTGGCGCCCCTGCTCTGACCTATATAGAAGAATGCAACATGGAAAGGCGCCTGTGCAGGTCCATCACCGACGAGGTAAGCGCTCGTCCACTTTTATGGGGCAAATTGTTGGAGGAAAGAGCCTTCGACCTCCTGGGCCTGGAGTATACATTGACTAGCAAAGATACGATCATACATCCGTCAATTCCTTATTGGGCAGGTAGCCCAGATGGTGGAAAGGATGAGCCCAAAACCGTTGTGGATATCAAATGTCCCATCACCTTGAAATCATTTTGCCAGCTGGTGGACAACTTCAAAGAAGGGGGTATGGACCAGGTGCGTGCCGAACATAAGGATGGCGACAAATACTACTGGCAAATTGTCTCTAATGCAATTCTTACCGGTAGCGATAACGGGGAGTTAATAGTTTACATGCCTTACAAGTCGGAATTGGCCGATATACGGATGATGGTGCAGTTACTGCCGGGGGAAATCATCGGAAAATATTACTGGGTAGCTACGGCCATGGACGACGAACTGCCCTACCTGCTGGATGGCGGTTATTACAAGAACGTCAACATTCTTTCCTTCCCCATTCCTGATGCAGACAAAAAGGCGCTGACTGATGCCGTGCTGCGAGCTGGTGAAATGTTGGTCAATCTCGACGGTTCTGCCAAGAACAATGAACCGGTTATCGAAGACGCTAATACTTTAAAAATATAGAGGGCTAAAAAATCAATCCGGCGTTAAGCCCGTAGCCGGGAGATGCTGAGCGGATTGACAGGGACGGTAGGCGGTCTCGCCCTCTTTTATCTTTCAAATAAGAATAATGAAAATCAAAGAAATCTCTCTCCGTAATTTCATGAAATATGACGAGGTCCATTGCAGCCTCAATGATGACGTCACCTACCTAGTTGGCAAGAATGGCAGCGGGAAGTCATCTCTGGCTATCTATGGCGTACAGGCTATTCTCCAAGGCATCGCAGAAAAGGCCAGTAGCGGTACGACCCCACTTTACGGCGAACGGTTCAGGTTCATCGGACCAAAGGCGGCAAGTTCCACGAATCAGCTAACCCTGGTGGATGAGAAGCGAGGCAACACAGAGATTAAGATAACGCGGAAAATCACCAAAACCGGCAGCGAGCTTTCCATCATTGCGCCGCCGGATTACGGGGAAGAACTGGATCAAGCATGGCTGAACCGTCTTTTTAATATATTCCTGATTGCCCCCAAGCAATTCCAGCTGCTAACCCCGAAGGAACAGGCTAATGCCTTGGGTATCGACACTTCACCATTTGATAAGGAGATATTCCGGCTGAAGCAGGAACACACATTGATCAATCGGGAGATTGCCGCATTTGGCGTATTGGAGCCGCTGGATGAGGTTAAGGAAGTTGATCTGGCCGAATTGCAGGAGCGGAAGCAAAAGATCCGGACTGCTATGGAAAGGGAATACCGCGAAAACCAAGCTGTTAACAAGAGGACACGGGAAATGTGGGAAGCGGAGAAAAAACGCATCGATGAAGAGGTGAGGCTATTCAATCAATCTTTGGTAAAGAAGGCAGCGGATCGTGCGGTTTACACTGCTCTACGGGACGAACTCAACCGGCTCACGAATGAGAATGCAGAGCTTTTTGATCTTATAGATTTTAGCAAGCTCGTAGCTTTCATTGATGGCTGGGAAGCGCTGGAAAAGGAGAAGGTCGCTGCTGATCTATACCCGAAGGAGCCGACAAACCTGTCAGATATGCCAGACGAATATGTTCCCGGCGAAGAGGAAAGGATATATATCCGGGAGATGCCTGACCGGACACCACTGGACGCCATCGACAAGGAAATCGCGGAGGCGGCCGAGACAAATAAGAAAGCCCTACTCTACCAGCAATACCTCCAAAAGAAAGCATCCAAAGAGGCCAAGGAGAAGGAATTGCAGGCCAATAAGGATGCTCAGATTGCAAAAGCAAATGAGCGCCTGGCTTATATCAAAGCCTTCAAATTCCCCTTTTCCAATCTTACGGTTGATGATGATGGACAACTCCTGATGAATGGTCGCCCCTTAAAAGAGCCACATTTCTCTACAGGAGAAATGCTTAAGATCATCCCCATCCTCATCAGTACGGCCAATCCTGAGATGAAATACGTGTTCCTTCAGGACTTCAACCTGATGGATGAGGATAAGCAGGGAGACGTCGTAAAGCACCTTACTGACAAGGGTTTTCAATTGGTTATCGAATACGTCGGCAAAGAAAAGATGGAGGACAAGGCTTGTATCCTGCTGAAGGATAACGTAATCGTTGAAAACTACGAAGAGCAGCAGCAACCGCAATTAGCCTTATGAGCACCACCAACTACGAAATATTACAACGCCTACACCGAGCCCGCGCCGGCAAGCCTAAGAAGGTCTACGGAGGCCCCAAGGCTATGTCCGATAAAAAGAAGGCAGAGATGGAGGCGGATAAAGCCGCCGGTATTAAAGCTGAGCCGCGCAAGCCCTTGCGAAGAGGTGGCAAGCCAAAGGGGAGGTCTGAGAAGATGCGCGGCGTCATATCTGCTCTGCGGCCCTTATACGACGCCTTCATGAAGGATAAGGAGGAATGTGAGATCAAAAGCCCCATCTGCACAGGAGGAGCCGAATGCGTTCATCACGTCGAAGGCCGGGGAATAAAGGTTATCCTGGATCAATCGAAGTGGAAGGCTTCCTGCAGTGCTTGTAATGGCTATGTGGAATCAAAGGATGCTGAGGCGAAAGAAAAGGGGCACAAAAGAAGTCGACACGCCAAATCATAAACCATTTGCTGAATTCATAAAAAACTATAATGAAAAAAAAGAAGGTAGAGCCGCCCCCATCATTGCCTGAACCCATAACCGGAGTTAAAGGTTTTAATAAAGACATGAAGTGCATAGACATGCAATATGAGGTTGGAAAGGAGTTTGAGATGCCGTCCGGTAAAACGCTCAAATGCTGCCCGGATGATCCGGGTACCGAAGGCGGCCTTCATTTCTGCGAAAACCCCTTAGATGTTTTCGGCTACTATGCGCCCGCTGACAGCAAATTTGCTGAAGTGGAAAGCAGGGGCGAAATACAAAGGGCTAATGACGATTCTAAGATTGCAACATCCAGGCTGTTTATAAAGGCGGAAATAAGTCTTAATCATTTGATAGGTCTGGGCGTAAAATTCATATTGGACCGCGTGAATTTTAAGGATGCTAAGGAGTCGGCAAGCGGCAACCGGTCCGCTGCCACCAACACCGGCAACCGGTCCGCTGCCACCAACACCGGCAACCAGTCCGCTGCCACCAACACCGGGTACCAGTCCGCTGCCACCAACACCGGGGACCAGTCCGCTGCCACCAACACCGGGGACCAGTCCGCTGCCACCAACACCGGGTACCAGTCCGCTGCCACCAACACCGGGGACCAGTCCGCTGCCACCAACACCGGG